TCCACGCCTTGTCGCCGCGCCAGTATTGCCCCACCGTGCCGGCATTGATGATCGGCTCTTTGGTGGCGACCGCCGCTGTGATCGCGGCTGTCGTAGCCGTGGAGACCGGCTTGTTCACGTCGCTGGTATTGTCGACGTTGGCGAGCCCCACCGCAGCCTTGTCGAGGACCACCCAGGTCTTGTCGCCCCGGTAGTATTGCGTGTTGAGCCCGGCGGTGACGAACCCCTCTTTGTTCGAGATGGCGGTGTCCTGCGCCGCCTGCCCGGCGACGAGGCCGGTCACGTCCGACTGGGCGATCGGCAGCGTCGGCGGGAAGGTCGAGGGCTTGCCGGTGATCGTGCTCCACGTCACCTGCGCCGGGATCACATTCCAGGCGAGGCTCTTACGACCGTAAAGCTGGCCATCGGTTGGCGCCTCGGGGATGCCGCCACTCCCGCCACCACCTGTAACCACGACCCACGACGCCAAAGCGCGAGCGTACTGCTGGCCGTCAGTGGGCGCCTCACCCACCTTAGCGTTCAGATCGGTGACGAGGTTCGTGACATCGAGCTGACTGATCGGCACCGTCGGCGGGAATGTGGCCGGCTTGCCAGTTATCGTGTTCCAGTTGGTCGCCGGCAGCGGCTCCCAGATGGCGTTGCGACGGGTGTAGAGGATGCCGTCCAGCGGCGCCTCGGTCACCTTGCCGTTCAGCGCCGTGGTCAACCCGCTGATCTCTGAGACGGTAGGGATCACCCACGCGGCACCCATGCGCCCGTAGAAGCCTCCGGTGGTGGGCGCCACCACTTCCTTGCCGTTCAGCGCTGTCTGCAGCCCAGTCACGTCGGCAATGGCGTGGGTGTGGACCGTCGGCGCCCGCGTGGCGACCTGGGCGTCCACGTAGGTCTTGTTTGTCGCCTGCGGCCCCAGCGTCGGCGCGCCGGCCGGCAGCGCCAGTGGACCGGTCATGGTGTCGCCGGCCACGTCCACGAACTTCGCGTCGGCCTCGGGCTTGGTGTAAGCCTGCTGCACCAGCGCCAGCGTGCCCGCCGTCATGCGGTTCGAGACCGTCGCACCGATGATGAAGTCCTGCGCGACCGTGCCCTCCTGGCCGCGCGTCACCGTCAGCACGTCGGCGGAGCGCGCCGTGCACTCGCAGATTTCCATCTGCCCGCTGCGCCGGTCCTCCAAGGTGACGAAGAAGCGATCCGGGGCGGTAGGGTTAGGGAAGAGAGCACCCTCGCCGCTCGGCAGGGTAATCGTCGTCGAGCCCGCCGGGGTGTCGATGCGCAGCCGCGAGGTGGCGTTGTTGGCGAAGAGGACCGTCATGTCACCCTCATGCTCAGGTCGTCACGCTTGACCTGCCCCTGGCTGGTGGTGGCGATGAACGCTACCGTGTAGACGCCGCCTGGGTTTCCCTTCGACAGGTAGACGGTGATCCTCGTGTTCTCGGGATTGCCATAGGCCCCGTCCGCCACCAGCGGCGGTGTGGTAGCCGGGGTGATGACAATGCCGAAATCCACCAGCGTCTCGCCCTCGTCGAGCCAGCACGCGTAGTCGAGCGTGTACCGCTTCTTCTCCAGCGAGTTCTTCACATAGCCGGCGAGAGCAGCCATCACTCATCTCCCACGCACAGGAGGGTCTTCTCCCTGCGAACCATGGTGACCCGGTTCTCGGGCCGGACGCACAGGTCCACGTCGTCCCAGAAGCTGCGCTGCACGATCAACGGCGTGACCACGTGCGCCGCGTCCCACCAGACCATGTCGATGGGCGCGTTGACGCCAGCGCCGTTGTGCTCGTCGCCGGAGATCGTCGCCGTGTTGATGCCGTCCCAGAGCGTGTAGTCAGACACGGAACCACCCCCTCATGTCGAGCCAGTCAGGCTGCACCAGCCAGTCCAGGCCGTTGGGGGTGAACGGCAGCCCTATGCCATCCTCCATGTAGGCGAGCGGCGTCTGCGCTCCGCTGGTGGTGTCGAACAGGATCAGGAAGGTGACCGGCGCGCCGACAGGGATCGCTGGCAGCAGCGCCGGGTTGCTGGCCACATAGACGGCGAAGCTGAACATCACCAGCGTACCGCCCGCTGCAGCGATGTCGGTGACGCTGGCATGTGCCTCGTCGAACACGTAGGGGCCACGGCCAGCGCCCACGGCAGCGGGCACCGTGGGCCAGTTGAACAGGCCCTTGGCGGCGCGCTCGCGAATGCCGGCGTAGAGCTGGTTCATCGGATCACCCGCTTGCCGCGCCCGACGAAGCCCCCGCTGGGGAACCGCCACGATGGGGTGCTGTAGGTCATGCCGCGCCGCGCCTCCTGCTTGGCGAACGCCATGGCCTGCCTGAACCGGGTGAGGTGGTATTTGGCGGCTACCGGGTTTGAGTACGGCTTAGCCACCTGACTAAATAATCTACCCTGGCAGCCGTCGAGCCAGTCCTCGAAAAAGCGATCGAACATCCAAGGCTCTAGGCCCCACTCCCCGCAGTCGCACTCCAATGCGGAGCTGGCCAGGGTCAACGCCAGCGCCATGAGTAACGGGTACTGCACCGCGTCTGCCGACGGCGGAATGTCGATCGTAACGTAGGTCGGGAAGAAGATGGCGTAGCGCATCACCGCGCCTTCGCTCACCACCCGGTCGGGATCAAACGCCGCGTCGCCGTCGGGGAACAGCGTGTCGCCGGGGAACCGGCCGCGCTGCGACACGACCGGCCCCGACGTGCTGTCACCTGCCGAAGGGATGGGGCGGCCATTCTGCGACACCCACAGCATGCGCACTAGCGCCGTGCCGGAGGGCGGGAAGATCGGGTACTGCATCTGGCCCTGAGCGAGGCCAACCTCCTCGACGTAGCGCCACGCATTGGTGCGCCGCAGGTGCTCGTCGATGGTGTTGAAGAGTTCTAGCTGGATGCCCGCATCCGTGGTGCCGGGCACCCGCATGCGCAGGGTGTTCAGCAGGCGATCCATTTCGTGGCACGCGCTCATGCCGGCACCGTAAGGAGCTGTCCAGCGAACTTGTTGAGCAGGCTCGCCGCCCGCGCGTCGGTGGTGCTCTCGTCGTCGCGGAGCTGCATGCGGCCGACGAGGTAGTAGACGAAGGCGGAGCGGAAGGAGAGTTCGACGGGCACGATCTTGGCCGTGTCGGCGGTCAGCGTGGTGTAGAACGGCACCACCATGCCCGGCAGGAACAGGTCGGGCCGCAGCCTTCTCGCCTCGGCCAGCCCGATGTTGAGGGCGTCCACGAGGTCCTGGTCCGGATAGCGATAGGGCACGACTTCGTCCTGGAGGAGATGCCTCGCCTCCAGGACGTATGCGCCGACGGTCTCAAGCGCGCTCGTCGCCATGCGTTACTCCTTGAGTAAGAACGGGCTAGGCCCGTTCTATCACCCCGGAGTGACGATCGCCTGGGCCAGCGCCGTTCCGTCGAGGACCTTCGAGCCATAGACCTGCAGGCCGCGCAGGAGCTGCCCGAAGGTGTGCTCGGAGCGCATCGTCTCGACCTTGTTGATCTGGCTGGCGAAGGTGAGGGCGTGCTGCGTTCCCGCGAACACCACCCACTCACCGGCCGCGAGGCCAACCGGGACGCCACTCGGCAGGAGATTGCTCACGTAGATCGTGAACCTATCGACCATGCCAAGGCGACCGTTGCGCAGGATCGACACGCCGTCTCCCGTCAGAGCTGCGTCGCGCAGCTCGGACATCTTGATCTGGGCGCCTAGCCACGCTGGAATGACCACCCACCTTCCCTGTTCGGGGATGTTCTGCTCGTCCAGCGCCTGCCCCAGGCGGACCAGGAGATCGACGATCTCGGTCTTGCCGGCGGTGGCGTTGGGGTTGCGCGACACCACCTGGATCGGGGTGCCGGTGACACCGAGGTTGATGTTGGCGGAGATGGCGCCGGCGGCGATGCCCTTGTTGGCGGTGGCTGCCTGACCGATCAAGCTGGCCAGGATTTCGCGATCGACGACGAGCTTGAACTGCTGCGCAGCGTCATCGCTCCACATGTTCATCATGTTGAGGTCGGACTGGACCTCCATCACGTCGTCGAGGATCAGGTTGAAGTACTTGCCCTTGTCGATGATGAGGTTCAAGGGAAGCGCACTGGGACGCTCGACCTCCAACGCACCATCAGCCTTGTAGTCCTTGATGGTGATCGTGGGCTTGGTCCGAATGATGACCTTATCGCCCTTGTTCTTGATCTCCCCCTCGTAGTCGGTATTGGAGATCGCCGCCAGCACGGTGCTGGCGTAGAACTTCTCGATAAGCTTGCCGGACCAGATTTCCGGGATGAAGCTACCGGAGTATGTCGGGCTGGGGGTGAGAGAACCTGTCGGGTAGATAGGCGGAGTTGTGCCAGCACCAGCGACTGGGAAAATGGCGGCCATGGCGGGGGGCTCACGTTAAGGGTTAACGGATGCGCCCCTCCCTGCCAGCCGCGATGATGTCAGCGTCATGTACAGCCGCTTCCGCCTCGCGGCCCTTCCACTTCCCCGCGCTCATGTCGCGGTAGAACTGAGCAATTTGGGGCCGTGTGTAGACGGGTTTGTCGGCAGGGCTCGACGGCGCTGCTGGTCCCGCTCTGCCGGGAGCCGCGAATGACGCCAGGGGCACCTTGCCTTGCGCGGCACCGTTCGGTGCGGGGCTCGGCGCAGGAGCGCGTGGCGGGTTCGACGGGTCCGTAACGGCAGCCTCGGACAGGTAACCCTTGAAGAAATTAACCACACGGGGACTGTCGTGTCTATTGAATGCTTCGGTGAGCATGTCCCAGCGCTTCTTGCCGGCGTACGGATCGACCTCGGACAACCACCCCTTGAAGCCTTCATCCTGGTTCATCTGCTGCCAGTTCGGCACCGCCTTGGCCAGATCATCGTAGACCCGCTCGGTGGAACCCCGCTGGATGGTTTGGCCAACGGCACCAAGACCTTCCTTCAGGTAGGAGACCGTGGCCTTCATCTCCTCCAGCTCGGACGACAGCTCCTCCCTGGCCTTCTTGCCGACGATGGCGAGGAAATCGGTGCCGTAGTCCTTCTCCTCGTCCTCGGTGATCAGCTTCTGCCGTGCCGGCGGGGCCTCCGGCTGCTTCGGCGCCTCCGTCCGCATAGCGGCGATGACGCTCTCCAGCCCAGCCAGCCGTTCGGCCAGCGCCTTGCTGTTGTCCTGCTCGCGCTCCAGCCGCCCCTTCATCGCGTTGAAATCGCGTTCCCAGTCCCTAGGGGCGGGCGCTGGCGGCGGTTCCTGGGGAGCCGGCTGTGATGGGGCCGGCGGCGTGGCTTCGGCCGCTGGCGGGGCTCCTGGAGGCGCGGCGGGGTCGTCCACCTTGTCGCCTGGAGGCGGCTCCGGCGTGTACGCCTGCTTGTGGAGGTCGTCGGCGCGCTGCACCGCAGCCAGGACGCCGGCCGGCATCTTCGGCTTCCACTTGTCCTCGGGGCTCGGCGGAGGCGCGGGCGGTGCGGGCGGGGTGAGGTTGGCGGAGGTCGGATCGTTCATGGCTTCCTGCCTATCTGGCTCGCCCGGATAGTGTCGAATTTGTACGGCACCTGCTGCAGGAGCACCGACAATTCGTTGAGGGCGAGCGCATAGCCCTGGTTCTTGATGAGCAAATCCGGGTGCGATCGCACCAGCTCCAGCGCGTGCGAGGCGGAGTAGTGGCGGATCGCCTCGACGAAGCTGTCCCAGAGCTGAGTGTTGTTCTCGCGCAGCGAGTACCCGGCCAGCACGATCTTGTCGGTGGAGACCGCCATCACTTCAGCCCCTTGGCAGCGAACTGGCTCACCTGGGCCACGGGCATGTTGGCCGCCGTCATGTTCAGCGGCGTTAGCTTGGCGTAGTCGTTGAGCGAGTGGGTGCCCTTGTTGAGCCCCTGCAGGTCATGCCGGTCGGGCTTGCCGGCATGCGGCGTGGTCATGTATTTGGCGCCCTTGTTCCTGATCTTCTTCATTTATCGTCCCCCGGCCACATGTCCTTGTCGGTTGGCGGGTTGAACGTCTCGCCATAATCCACGTTGAGATTTGGCTCGACCTTGGCGTAGTCGCGCGGCGTCTTGCTCACGCCGGAGCGCGGGCTGCTGATCTTCACGCTGGCCTTGAAGCTCTTGCCACCCGGCGTGCCGGTGCCTTTGAAGCCCAGGCCGCGCGCCGTCTGCTCAGCCTTGCGGCTGATCCCCTGTCCCGATGTCGCCGAGACATGGGCGCTGGGGACCTTGATCTTCACGTCACTTCCCCTTGCTGACGCTCGTCACGCCCGGCTTCTGGGAACCGACGCCGCTGAACTTGTGCATCTTCCCGGAGCCGCCAGCGGGGATTTTGGCGCCTGGGCTCTTGCCACCGCCTTTGGACGCACCTGCCGTCTGGCCGGGCGTCTGGGTGCCGACGCCCGTGAACTTGTGCATCTTGCCGGAGCCGCCGCCGCTGACCTTCTGCTTGCTGGCCGACTTGCTGGTCGTCTTGGCCATCTCGATCTCCTATCCCTGGCTTGGCCCCACGACGTTCGTCTGCGGACCCTGGATCGCCTGCGGTGCAGGCGCCTGCGGTGGTGGAGGCGCAGCAGGCCCGCCTCCGGGGGGTGACGCGCCGGGCGGGCCCGGCGGGGCTCCTGGGGCTCCTGGTGGGGGGCCCATCATCTCCGCCTGCTTCTCCTTGGCGGCGATCTCGTCATCAGGCGGTACCACGTCAACGCCGCCCATGCCAATGCCGTCAGCCACGGAGCGCAGCACATTGGCCCGGCCCCGGACCCCGGTGATCTGCATGTCGATCGGATTGCCGGTGATCTGGAGGAACTCCAACTGCCGCTGGCGCTGCGTCTCGCGCTGCACCGCCACGTTCACCCCGAGCACGTTGATGCTCTCGTCGCCCCTGAGCAGCCCCGTGGTGTCAGTCAGCATGATCATGTCGTACAGCTCGCCGACGCTGGGCTCGATCACGTCGTTGTCGATGTTCGCTGCAACTGTCTGAAGTATTTTCGCAGCATTGCCCATGAGCATGGCGAGACCCGACGCTGTACGACCAGCGCCGCCCAGGCGCTCCGACCCGGTGACGTACCTCGGTATGGCGCTAAGATCGTCCGCAATCTGGGTGAATTTCTCGTAGACGACAAGAAGCTCCTGCGAGTGGCTCTCCGGGTTGAAAAAGGAGATGGGAGCCACCGTATTATTCCCCATGGGATCGTTCTGGACGTGCCAGCGTTTCCACGGATACATCTCATCGCCGTCCTCGTTGTCTCCTAAGCGGTCGTCGTTCACCACGCATTGCGGCCCGGAGGCAATGGCCATGTTGTTGACCAGGGCGCGCAGGGCGGCGTTCGAGACATCCTGGATGTCCGCCAGAATATCAGGCAGCCCGTTGCCGACGACGGTACCGGGGACCTTCTCGAACGAGGTGACGTAGTACGGCGGGCGCTTACGGATGGAGGGACTGAGCTGAACCTTGATGACGTAGCGGCCGATCTTGAACGCATCGACAAAATAGTCGAGGTCAGGGTCTGGCACCTGATCCTCCGGTACGCCCTGCTCCAGCAGCATCTTGCCCTGGACGTAGCCGTGGTATTCGAGCATGTCGATGAGCCCGCTTTCATTCATGCGCGGGTTCTCTCGGCTCTCCATCTGGGCGCGTGTGGTGTCGCTGGTGTCGGAGAGCGCCTGCACGAGGCCGCCACGACCATACTCAATGAGTACCTGACGGATGGCGTCCTCGTTATAGCCGGGCAGGCCGACGAGCTGGTTCAGGTCGTGGCGCGAAAGCCGGGTGCGCTCGATCACGGCGGCATCTTGGATCGCAGACACACCCGGCGTCCACCAGATGTCGTATGGGGACACCCGGTACCAGAACATCTTGGGCTTGTTTTCCAGCTTGGCTACGCCATTCACCCAGGTCACTACGGGAACAATGCGCACCACTGGACCTTTTATGCAGGCAAAGGGGAACAGTGGCAGGTCTACTAGGAACTGGGCGAGGGCCTCGTAGAAGTGCCCCTCGACCAGGATGTCATCGAGCTTGAGCTGCGCCTGCTCCGCCTCCAGGCGGGCCTTCTTGATCGCCGCGCGCTTGGCGCTGGCGACGAGCCCCATCACCCGGTCCTTGATCTGGGCTGGGTCAACGGGCTGGCCCATGCTCTGCATGGACTGCAGCTCGACCTGCACGAGCTGGTCGATCTGGCCCAGGATGTCGTCGGGCAGGGTGGGGTCTGGAGTGGGCTCCAGACCCCACGGCTTCTCCGTGTTCAGGTAGACATCGCGCAGCAGCGAACTCGCACCTCGGCACTTCGTCGCGATCACTCTCGCGTAGACCGTCGAGCCGCCGAACTTCTGAATTTCGGCGAGCTGTGTCGGATTGTACTCGCCCTTGAACGTCCGCATGGCGGCGGTGATGCGATCGGTCCAGCCGTTCGCCCCGTCGCGATGCCTCTGAAACCGGGAGAATTCCCCTTCGATGAACGAATTGAGGTTGGTGCTCCAGGCGTCCTGGCGGGCCAGCTCGTCCTGCGCCGCCACGGCGGCGGCGTTCTGGTTGGCCTCCTGGGAGATGAGGTCTTCGGGCGAGACGACGCGCAGCACACCGCGCCCCGGTCCCATGATTGCCCCTTGCGCCATGCGCAATTCCTCCGCCTATACTCCCCAGCACTAGCTGACGCGGGGCGCTAAGGAAAGCCGGCCGCCTATGAATAGCATGACAACCCTGTCCGACACCACCAGGGCTGGTTTGATCAATCTGGCCAAGCTTGCCAGGGAGATCGCCATCGACATGCTGCCGCTGACGGAGGTGCTGCGCCTCAATCAGATCAGCGACGAGGAGTGGGAGCGGATCAGCCAGGAGCCCCGCTTCCGCGACATGCTCGACAACATGGTCGCCGACTGGAACGCCGCCTCCAACACCAAGCAGCGGGTCCAGCTCAAGGCCGCCACCGGCATGGAAAGCTTCATGGAGCACCTCATCAGCGAGGGCCATAAGCCGGAGGTGCCGCTGAGCCAGAAGGTCGAGCTGGCCAAGCTTCTGGCCAAGCTCGGTGAGCTGGAGGCCAGCCGCGAAGGCTTCGCCGGCGGCCAGCAGTTCGGCATCTACATCAACGTCCAGCAGACCGACAAGGACGTGAACATCATCGCCGGCGCGCCCATGCCGCCCAGGGCGCTGCCATGAGCGGCGACATCGTCTACGCGGCGCCTCCCACCGTGGCGGCGATGATGCGCTCAGACGCCTTCTTCCGGATCATCATGGGGCCGGTGGGCTCGGGCAAGACCACCGGCATCATCTTCGAGCTGCTGCGGCGCTCCATCCAGCAGCGGCCCGGCCCCGACGGCATCAGGCGCACGCGCTGGGCCATCGTCCGCACCACCCTCTCGCAGCTCAAGATGACCGTGCTGCTCGACGTGCTGGCGTGGCTGCGCGTCATCGCGAGCTACAAGGTCTCGGAGAGCCTCATCACCATCGCCTTCAACGACGTGTATAGCGAGTGGTATCTGATCCCACTGGAGGAAGAGGAAGACCAGAAGCGACTTCTGTCGATGCAGCTTACCGGGGCGTGGCTCTCGGAGGCCATCGAGATCAGCGTGGACTTGGTCCCCGCGATCGCCGGCAGGTGTGGCCGCTTCCCCTCCAAGGCCGACGGTGGCCCCACGTGGTTCGGCATGGTGGCTGACACTAACGCACCGATCGAAGGAAGCGACTGGCACAAGCTGTTCGAGTTCGAGCCGCCCCCCGACTGGAGCCTCTTCCGCCAGCCTAGCGGGCTGGCGCGGGAAGCCGAGAACCTGGACAACCTTCCCGGCGGTCGCGGCTACTATGAGCGCCTGAGTAAGAGCCCCAACCGCGACTGGGTCCGCCGTTATGTCGAGGGCGAGTACGGTGAAGACCCGAGCGGCACCGCCGTCTTCCGCGAGGCTTTTAAGCGATCGTTCCATACAGCGGAAAATCTCGAAGTGGTGTTCGGCATGCCCTTGCTGGTGGGCCAGGACTTTGGTCGCAATCCGTGCAGCCTCATCTGTCAGCCCGATCACAAGGGTCGGCTGCTGGTCCTGGAG